CCACACGGCCGTCTTATAGCGGCCATAGTGGAAGTTGGCGTTGTTGATGTCATCGTCAACCTTACCCTTGGAATTGATAATCTCGTAAGCCGTATCCTCAAGGGCAACCGGGATAACGAGCGTATCGTAATTGGCTTCAAACAACTGCCCCCTATCATTATAGATAGAGGTGTACCCAAGCCTCCGGGTAGCTTCCACGGAAGTCGCACTCAGCGGCGAAGAACCGGAGTTTGACTGCGTGGTTGCATCATCGGGAGAATAGGGATGCGAAGCGGAACAGAGGGCAACTCCATCTGCGCCTGAGGCATCGGTAAACGCATTCGCGAATACCGCCGCGCCAGCTTTCTCTCTGGTGCGTGCAACGGAGACTGCCAACTGCCACGGACGACCATCCAGAATCCCGAACATCTCATCGTCAACGAGCTTCCTTTCAGCCTTGATTCCAAGTGCCTTCTCAGGGAAGGTCACGGTAGAATCATAAAGCTGACTAAAAGCATCGTAAGCGATGGTTCCGTCGAAATCCTGCATATCGCCCAACCCACCAATCCCGCTCATCATTTCATAAGAACGGGTCGATGTCTTCATGCCGTACAAAAGCGGAATCATACTTTCGTTGATTCTCTCGGCATACTCTTTGTCGTAAATTCTGGAGAACCTCGCATCAAGGAGGTCGCCAAAATTTTCACTCAGATGGATACTTGGCATAATTTACCTCCTCTTAGGTCAGTCTGATTCCCGCAATCCACAGGTTGTTACCCGTGGCTACGGTCGTGTTAGTAGACCCAGCCATCGTGAACTGGTGATAGAACTTTGCACCGGGGATTTTCAGCCCCGCGTGTTTTGCAAAGTCCAACTTCGTCTTCCCAATCCCCGGAGCTTCGATCCAGGTCGAAAGTCCCGTTACCGGAGAAGGACGCGACGCAACTGCGATTTCCGATTTCAAACCGGTATAGGTCGCATCGAACAGGAAATAGTTCGTCATCGGGTTGTTGATGACAAGGAACGTATCCGTAGAAGCCACCGTATAATTCAGAACCGGCGAAAGCGTAGCCGATGTCGTGGAAGTCGTATCGGTGATGTAATGCAGATAGTTCGCATTAGCACCCGTCAAAAAATAAATCCACCCGCCAATCGGCTCATCGTTACTTACCGTGATGGTAAGGTCTGCCGAAGCAGCCGAACCGGTTGCGGAAGTATCGGTGTTAGCCGTTCCTGCCGCATCCTTTCGTGCATACTCAGCCTCAAGAACCGAAGATGGGAAGATGGGCGTGATCTTGCGATACGCGCATGAGTAAGTCCCATCATCGGGAAGGTAGTTACCGGAAGTCCCCTGCTCTTCCTCAAGGATACCGACTACGTTCTCCATTGCGGTCGTCAGACCTGCAAAGGTCAGGAATTTACCATGATCGACATTATCATAGTCCATCATCTTGACCAGAGAACCCTTGTACCGTTTCGTTGTCGAATCGGCATCAAGGTCGCCGTTATACAGGAGGTCAATCGGAGGAGGAGCACCGCCAGCAATCAAATCATAGATTACTTTCATACTTTCTCTCCTATCGTTGCCAATTTGTGTAATTCTTCGTCCCACAGAAGGGACAACCCGCGAATACGACTGGATTATCTGGTGCTGTTGTCGCAGTGTGTGTTATGCTTTCGTAGCGCACCCCACTGCCGGAGCCGGTTTTATCCCGATCAGTTTTAACGGGGAACCCGCACCGCGAACACCTGTCAAAAGTCGTATCCTCATTTCCGCTTGGAGTTCGTAATCGCATTAAGCGGCGACCCCCTTTTTGTCCAACCCCGCAGATTCCAACTTCTTTCTCATTAAATACTCCCTGAGAAAGTCGGAATGCTCACGTTCTTTTTTGGCTTTCTCAAACGCCATAGCCGTAGCTTCTTTTGGACTCATGCCTTGTTTCACGGCTTCAATCGCCGTCGCTCGGAGTTCCGGTTCGATGTCCTTAAAGTCAGGGTCGCCAGAAACTCTCGCTATTTCCTTTTCAAGTTCCGCAAACTTAAAAGCATTTTCTTCAAACTTCTCAGCCGCTTCAAATGCGGTTTTAATATCGCCTGTCTCTCCGGTCATTTTCAGGATTTTATCCAACGCATCCTCTTCTACGGAAAGTTCATCATTAAAGAACGGGCCTTTTAACCCACTAAAACCAGAATCACCTTCTCCTGAACCACCAAGTGCCTTGAGAGCTAATTCTTTCGCGTACTTTTTCCCAAGCTTTTCTACTGCTTCTTTTGTCTTTGACCCTCCGGTTGAGTATCCACTACCGTACGCTTCTTCTGGAGTTGCCATGATTTCTTCACCCGTAACGGGGTCGAAATCCCCTGTGCCTACCCTGTAATTCACCCAACCTGGGCCATACGCAGTATTAGTGGAAGACATGATTTCTTGACCCGTAACGGGGTCGAAATCGCCTGTTCCTACTTGCCCACCACTCCCGAAAGCTTGTCCTCCCGCCCATGCCGCAGTTGCAGCCGTACCCGCTCCAGTCAAAGACTCCGTTGAGTTTTTCCCTGCTAGATGAGAACCTATCCCATATCCTAAGGCAGTCCCTGCTACCGGATAAATAACCGTCCCAATAGTGGCTAACACCCCCGGCATCGCATTCCTAACGTCTTCCGGTAATTGTTCTCCACCAGATTCGAGAGAATAATTAACTGAATTAGTTGGGTCAGCTAGTCTGTCAAATGTATTGGAAAATCTATCTACGAAACTTCCTCCCTTGCTCCATTCATTCGCAATGTCGGTATTGCCAGATCCAACAGGGTCTATTAGAGAAGGGAATACTTGACTCGCAAACGTATTGTCACTAAACACTCCATTCAGAAAATCAGAACGAGATGCACCCCATGTACGACCCTCTAAAATATCGCCAATCCCCGGAGCAATCCACCCTAATATCCCACCACTTTTAGGGCCTTTAGGGACAAAAGAAGTAGTCTGCTTCATCCCTAAAACATCTTCTTCAGGAGCAATATCTGTACCATTATCCTTGTTATACTTATCAAGAGCATCTAAGTATTCTTTGTCTATTGCTAACTTAGATGCCCACGAATCAGGATCGGCCCCCCATTGGCGGTCTATGTCTACCCCATATTTCTCAATATGCTCTAAACGGAATTTATTAAAAAAATCTATCCACTTAGGAGGCGATGCCATTTAGATCCCTATCCTTTCACGAACCTTGGGGGACAAGGCTTTAATCCATTCTTCGCGGTTTTTGTAAATACCGTCTGAGATATCCCTATTACACTGTGCTTCAAACGCGGGAGGGAGTTTGACAACCTTGCTTCTTTGCGATTGCCTTCCCCCACCGGAAAGAGAAAGTCCTGAGTTCTCCCTATCTCCAGAAGTAAGTTTAGTCTCAAGGAAACTCGCCTTGGCTTCTGAATAAGAGGCTTTAAGAGCCGCTTCTACCGGCCATCCTTCAGCTATTTTCTCTTTTGCCAAATTCTGCATCGCGGGGTGGATGTCCTCATAATAAGGCTGATCGGCGTAAGTCGTAAGTCCTCTGAGAAGGTTCATATTCTGCATTTGAGAAAGGTTCTGCTTTGCTTTTTCTTTAAGGTTAAGAACCATCTCCACCGCGCCAACCGCGTCACCGCTGAAAATCTTGTTCTGGACTTCTTCATTGTACTTCTTCATAGCGTCGTCTTGGTTTACCTGAGGAACAACCTGTTGGGGCTGACGAATGTGAGGAAGCACTTTCTCATCTAACTGTTTTGCGATAATTCTTCCCATCCATGACCCTAAATACTGTTCCTGGTCAGGGGTGAATGGTTTCTGTTTACCGGCATTACCATTGTCTCCGCTATTGTCCTGGGGGTTTTCGACCTGTCCAGATGTGTTATCCTGGTCAGTAGCCTGGGCCGCTTGGGTATCCTGCTCTGCCATACTTCTCTCCTTTCAAGTTAAAAATAAAAGGCGCGTCCAATCACTTGGAAAACGCGCCTCGGTTGTCCCGACAGCTTATGTTACAGTCGCTTATGTTACAGTTTTATGCTTTCTTCAACTTTCAGATTTACAATATTCCCCGCCTCAAGGCTTACGGTTATCTTACCATAAAATCCTCTATCCATGTACGCTTTTATGATAGCCATGAGCCTTTTAAACTTTTCCATCCTTCTCCTCAAGCACTCTTTGTGCTTCAAGCCATAACTCAAAGATCATGCGAAGTTTCCGCAATGTCATGCAATGGGAGCAATGGCAGGCCCCATCATCGGGAGCTACCAGGAGGGATAATAGCTCTCTTTTTATCTTTCCCCGCCATTGCTCGAATAAGACCCGACCTGTACCGGTAATAAGTCTTTCTAAAGACTCGGCCCGTTCCCGCTTTTTAGCGGCGATTAACGGTATATTTTCCGGCCTGTTTGGGTCGGGGATTTGCTCGAAATCCTCATTATAGAGAATCTTCCATGCTATCGAAGTGGCATCAATCTCAGCCATTCATCATTCCTCTCGGTTCCATCATGTTCTCTCTTGCGCCCGCTTGGTCTTGCCCCATCGGTACTCCGTTTTGGTTAGAAGGTGTATTCCCGTTCATCCTTCGGCGCAGCATCTGTAACTGACCTTCAGGATTCTCAGGGGCGAAGTATTCTTCGTCGAACATCGCGGCTTCTTTGGGCATATTCCTGTTCCTGAGTATGTTGCTCCAAAGCGCATTCATAATCTTTGCCGTGTTCGGGTTCTGCATCGGAGCCACAATCTGCATCAACTGGAGGTCTTGCTGGATTTCGACTTCTTTCTGAGCTTCGAGTTTCACCGCAGTCGCGCAAGGCTGATAACGGTAAATATCCTCCCACTCCCCAAGGACAAACGGAGCACCTATGATAGTTTGGAACGTGAGTGGATGGGCGAACTTCTTAGCGAACATGACATCCATCTGTGCTGAAGGAATAAGAGCCGTCTGCTCAATCATCTTAACTAAGAAGTCTAGTTTGCCCATCGAATACTGAGAGTTAAGCGTAGCCAAAGTCGCTGTTTTTTCTTTTCCCGATCCCTGCATCGGGGGAGTGATAGCTGAAGTCAGGGAGATTTCCGCGTCATATAATGAATGCCTGTTCCATGCGTCACGGGTGATATTCGTCCCTTGCATAGGGAGGAATGATTCCGCTGGATTCCCGCCCACTAGCCATCTCTGGTTAGGTGCGTAAACCATCGTGTCCCAATCCCAAAGAGCGAACTTATTAACGACTACCGGCGGGTGAAGATTCTTGTTTATCTCGTCGAACATGGCGTTTGCGTTGTCGTTTAGGGCCGTCTGAACGTCTTTGAAGGGTTCCACCATCCCCATCGACTGCCATCGCTCCTCGTCGAAATAAATATGGAGGTCTACATAAGTCATCTGTTCGTATGGGTTTTCGTCGAACCGGATTAGGACAGGCACACCGTTGGTCTTCGCAACTGTCGCAATCATCTGCTTGGTCACAACGTCCTTTTCGCCAATGTCGGATTTGTCGAGACATGGTATCCACTGACCTTCTTCTTTCTTTTTGTAAACTAAAAACGAACCTTGCCGTTCATAGATTTCAACATCCGCATAAATATCCGAAGGTGGAGGGGAATCTAACCCGTCCTTGCCTGTGTTCTGCGAATGATCTTGAATCTTAGATAGCGAAACGGGGTCAGCATCCCTATTTAATCTATCTAAATTCATGTAGTCTATATCGCCGTTATAGAGACTGTCCAAGTCCCCAATAGTCCTATGGATTATGAACCTTCCGTGTCTGATTGACTGTCCAGGCTGGAGCATCCAGTCAACAACGATGTCTTTGTTATTACAAACTAAATTAACCGGCCAATCTTCTAAAGGAATTGAGGTCTTGAAATCCTTTTCTTTTTCCTCAAACACGATTTCTCCATTTGCGTCAATCGCTTTCGGGATTTTCATCGGGATAGGCTTAGAGATTTTCTTGAGTTTCTGATGCCATGATTTTTTAACTATCCCAACTCCGTTAAGAAGTGCTCTCAAGAGAAGCATAGTCATCACTAAGAAGAACGGGGTATGGGTTTTGTCCGGTGGGGCTTGGAGGTTATACCAATAATCTAAAATTCTCTCTCTTTGCCACGCGCCCTTTTTATCGAACGAAGTGACTCCAATGATAGGATTAGCCCCGAAGATTTTAGCCGTAAGATAAGGAATCGCCGTCCACACAACCTGAAAGACTTTATTTATTACGATGTTAGATTCCCAATCATAATTTTTTTGTGGTCTTTCTCCCCGGATCATATCGTAAAGATCGTCATAAAGAGCGTCTAAGGTAGTGACAAACTGTTTCCCTTTGTCCCATTCGTTCATTACATGCTCTGCAAGGGATACTTGCCAATCTATCTCTTCAGATTCTTCTTTGGGTTCTTCGTTTTCGTAATCTTCCATTTTAAGACCTTGCCGCCGTCCATTGGTTATAGGTTAGAGTATCATTAGGGTCGTGTTTCAAATACCCTATCGAAACATTCCCGATTGAATCCGCGCCGCTGATAACTACGTCTATGTGAGCGTCCTTCCAACCTCTCCATCTGCCTGAGAAATTACTCACCATGTTCACAGGCGCATCGGTTAAAGTTACTTTCATCAGCGGGGCCGTGTTAGTTCCGTCGTGTAAGTTTATCGTCACAACCCCTAAGTTCTTCTTTTCAAACGTCACAATCAAATCCGTCAGTTCTAAACTAAACCCCGAAGGAGGAGTTATCTGTTCAAACGTCCCTTGGACTGTATATGCCGCGGTTTTAAAGAACCCGTAGTGCTTGTGAATAGTGGTCGTTAATAAGACCCTCCCGGCTTCACTTTCTTGATGGTATTCCTCAGAGTGAAGTGACTTACCAGAAGCTAAGTCTACTAAAACCGCCTTAATCAATGTATATCCTCAAAATGGAACCAGATGTTTACTTTCAAAGTATTCGCCTGATTCGTGGTCGTGTAAATCGCAATAGCGGAGTTCTTTTTAATGATAATCGTCGCCTTCGGTTCGCGAACAACGAATCCATTAGCCGCCAAATAGAAGTTCATCAATCTCCCGCCATCGGTCAAACCAGTAATCGCGGTATGCTGCATCGTGGTCACGGTAGCCGTAAGTCCACTTCCCACATTGGCGTTTGTAGGAGTGATTGAACTCCCGCCTGCGGCTGTCCCTGTGACTTTACTGACATAAATCGTATCCGCTGCGGTAGCGTGAATCGAAATCTCGTCAATCACAAGGTCGAGGTCTGCGGTGTTTTTAATATACCCCAAACACTCATTTGCCCCTGAATTAGCCGCCGCCTGTGAGAAATACATCGCATAGGCTCGTTCGTGATTATGGTTCTCCCACTCAGCCCTTCCGGTGGTCTGAGCGCGAGTCTCGAGTTCGTATTCGTCATTTACTTTCGCTTTGTGTCCCGAACCGGTTCCATCTTCTATAATCATAGCAAGTCTCCTTCTAGTACACTTTCATCAGTTATATTCCTTAAATGTACGTTTATCTCTTTCAACTCCATCAAGATGTCTGTAAGAATCTCTTCGGTAGTGAATACCGAACTTCTTTGAGATTCTAATCCTTCTTGTGTTTCTCCACCGGGAAGTTCAGTTAATCCCATCAGTACCCCCAAAGCCTCGCAGGGCCGCCATCTGAACCCCTTAAATATACCGACGATTTATCGGAAACATTCAACTCCATACTTTCCTTTGGGTGTACCTCCCCTGACAGAGTAGCACCGTCGAAAGAAATAAACACCGTGTCAGTCGTAGAATCATTCGCCACCACCAGAGTATTTAGAAAAGCCTCAAAGGATTTCTGCACATAGAGATTCGTCGTTTCCACGTTGTCGAAATAGTGAACCGCGCCAGAACTCAATCTTACCTTTTCGGAACCCTCTTGGAAGCTCATACTTCGTTCCCGCACACCTGGCATTTGTAATGTGGCTTTATTACGTCCACATTCACATCCCTGAACTTAGCCCTATCTACCCTTACTTCTTGCTCTTTAATCACCGGTACAACGATTTCCTTTTCAACTATCTGATCGACCACCTTCACGACAGGTTTGTAAATAACGAACTCTTTATCTACATACTTGGGTCGTTCTACTTCTATTTCCTTATCAACTATCCGTGGGATTTCTACGGGTTTATCTACTTCTTTTATAGAAACCCTTTCAATGGTAACAATTTTATTAACAAAAACCGGTCGTTCGATTACGACATCTTTATAGACCGGACGTTCTACTATGACATCAACGTACTTGGGTCTTTCGATTATCTTGTCAACGAACCGTGGCCGTTCAACTATGACTTCCACGAAAACCGGCGTTTCGACAATCTTCTTGATTGTCTTTGTTTCTCCTTCGACTTTTTGGGTGTTTCCCTCTGCGAATCCCATTAGGTCTCCAACCTGTAAATAAGCCTCAAGGTTACAGCCGTTTCAGCCGTCCCGTTTTCAAGCACCTTAAATCTGATATGTTTTGTAAGTACAGGAGTAAAAGGAATGTAAACCCCGCTAGTCGAAGAAAGATACCCGCTAATGATTCCTAACTGTGCTCCGGTAGAATCTGTCGGGTCGTACCATTTCAAGTCATCATAGGAACATTGCTGAGTAATGGTAATGCTTCCGGCCGAACTGGTTACAAACAATGCCGCATTCCCCGCACATCTTCGGAAGTCCATCGAATTGGAATACTTCGTTCCCGAAATCGAGACAGTCGTGTTTAGGAGAAGCTCGTCAGATAAATGACTCGGCATTATTTCTTAACCTTTTTCATGGGTTTCTTTTTGATAGGTTTCTTGGGGGATTCGCAATAGTACTTATTAGCCATTTCAGCCTCCATAAAAGAAAAGCCCAAGCCGATGAACGGCCAGGGCTGAGACAGTATCCTGAAATGTTCTATTAAAACGCATTGTAAAGAATTTCACGAAAAAGTCAAGCACTTTTTACCTACCTGTCACACTTCGTTGCTGTTGCCTTTGTTGTTGAGGAGGGTTGTTCATAACGTGCGCCGCGAAAAGAAGTCTCGAATCCTTAGCCAAACATTCCAAAACCATATTATCGTGAGAATTTTTAGGAGTTGGAACCGGCTTGGGATCATTGACCGCCCTCGTGGACGCTGCCACATACTCTCCATAAGACCAATCCATGATGGATCTATGAAACTTAGGAGCTGTATCGCATATCCAGAGAGTAGGTAGCCTCTTGACTTGTCCACGATCCCTAACGGTATTGTTAAAGGGACGACCGCACCTGACAGAATTTTTGAATCTGGTGGCGATTTGATCCCTCCCACCGGTTCCTTTGGTGTCCCATCCTTGCCAATAACATGGTGTCCCAAGACCTTCCTCCCTTCTGAGTTGGTCAAAGTACCTGTTTAAATCATCCGTAGTTGAAAATAACGTATTCGCCTGCTTTTTATTCGCCAACGGGTCAATTAGATTAACCGTATAGTAGTAATTCCCGCTGTTTCTTGCAATACTCTTGGCTATTTCATAGGTATTATAGGCGTTTGGGCCGTCAATCGCGGGGTGAAACTCTTTCCAGACAAACCATTCGTCCTCTTTTGAGGCACTCAACCACCCTACCGACCAAGGGATTCTACTTTCATGGTAGTCTATCCCCCTTGAATGAACCCAATTATACGGAATCCCATCAGGAAAGTGTTTCTTAAAAGGAATAAAACATATCGACGGGTCGTACGTCTTATGGACTCTTCCGGTGACTTGAGTAAAGACCCCGTAGATTCTAAGAGGTATCTCCGCGGGGTCCATTTCCGACATCATTCTCTTGATTTCTTCTCTCGGTAGAGTAGGATTGTCCCAAGTAGACATAAAAATCGAAGCTATCGAAGCTCCGGTTTGATGCCTTTCCTCCTGTGGCAAACCTGTATATTCGGAAACCGTCTTGGTTCTGAAGATATACCCCGATCTTTTAAATACTTTGTCGTAAGTGTAACTAAATGGATTCGTCGCCGTCAAGGTAAACAGTTCGTCCCCGCCCTCTTGGATTAGTCTCATCTGGCATTCAGTTCTTTTGTCCTCAGGAGTCTCTTCGTCATGCCACACACTCGAAAGATTGATCTTCCCCAAGTCCTGAAGCTCTTGTTTGCTCGACCTGAACTCAAACACCGTCTTAGGTGAACTCAGTCCTAAAGGTCGTCTAACCACTAAGTTCTGGCTCCTGGCGGTGATGTCCTTCTCAATCTGTTCATAAGGGATGTACTTTTTCAACTCTATATACTGAGCGTTGTCTTGCATGGAAACATCTGAACTCTCCGGTAAAGACGAACTCATGCACCTGACTTTCTTAGCCAATAGATTCTTCTTAGGGACTTTGTGGGTTCCCAAAACCCTCTGGACGTAATGTTCGGCTACGGTACTCGTCTTACCCGCTCTGTTGCCAGCGAAGATAGCGACAACACTAGCATTTAACCTGCTTAGTATCGAAGCTACTTCGGTCATCTTGAACGAAATCAGCCCTTCGTAGGTGCTTAGAACCTTCTCAAGTAACTCTCTTTCAGATTCTAACTCTTTAGATTCGTTCACGCCGCCTCTTTATGGGTTCTCAAATGACCCGTAAGACCTAGTTTAGATTTCAAAACCTTCCCGCAGATTTCGCATGGATACCCCGTAGGCTCCGCAGGAACTTCCACCGGTGTACTCTCCACCGGTGTACTCTCAACTGGAGCCGACCACGCCACCGCATCCACACTCGCCGTCGATTCAAAATGTTCAGGAAATATCTTCTCCCTCGAAGCTACCCTTACCCTAACCCTCTCTTTCTTGGTCACAAACAAGCACCCGCAATCAAAGCACGCCCACACCCCGTTACCAACATCTATAAAATCCACCCCTATCCTTGAGCACCTCGGACACTTCTCCCCTCCCGAATCCTTCCTGTTAATGACCAACATTTTCACCCCCCGTGTGTTAGAAATTTTCGCCCCTTAATTCCCCTGACACCCCTACCTGTTCATAACTACACACTTTTAACCACTTATCAACAGGGTTATCAACAGATTTTTTAGAAAAACTCGGATTTTCATACATGAATATTATCCTATACTTAGTTTCACTCGCCCACGGGGCCGATACAAGAGTTATCAACAAATACCCAAAGTGCTATTTATGGCTACACGTACTTGTCGTCGTTCCACTAGAAGTAGCAATCAAAGGGCTACAATCCGTGTATGACCAACTATAAGGATATGTATAGGTGAACGAATAACACCTCCATTCCTTCCTACACTTCACACAATAGCAAACATCACACTGTTTACAGTACTTTACCTCGTGGTCGCAATGACAATGATTGTGCATCTCTCTCCTCCTCATTCCCCCTAAAT